ATGAAAAAACTTAACTTCCTGCAATTGATTAAGGAGCAAAAGCAAAGAGAGGAGCGTCGTCATCAAGCACAACTAGCACAACTAGTAGGAGCAAAGTAATGGCACAAATCGTCGTATCTTTAACTGCCGCAGCAGCTCTGGGAACAATCTTACTTTCAACCTATATTCAATGGTTGTATAAGTATTAATCACCGGGGGCAACCCCCCTTTTTAATAGGCATAAATTTTTATTGCGTAATATCAGAAAATCAACACAATCATTCTACATAGTAGTAGAATATCTGAGGTGATACAAATGAACGAAAACTTCTTTGTTATGATATTCTTTGTGCGTGGAGGGCATTATGCACAACTTAATTTCTTACAATCAACTAGCTGGATGGAAACAATTTGAGGATACCATAGATAGATGTAACGAACAAAATGAATTAATTAATGACTATTTTAATTGTTTGATTGAGCGCAATGAGAATCGACAACACTGTAAAAGGGTATGTCTAGAGATGTTGAGTAAACCATAACGTTCATTGGAGGGGTTGATCCCCTCCTTTTTTTATGTTATGATAATTCAAGAAAATACTATCTTATGGACAGAGAGAAACTAAAATTAATTATCAGAAATCTTGAATCTCTTGTAGAATGTTTGAAGTCAGAAGTTTATTCTGATGCTTCAATGTATACTTCGAAAGATATAAGATACGAAGAAATTACATCACACATTCACGACTACGACGAAATTTTTTATGACGATGATGGATATCCCGACTGAGTTCGAGTTTATGAAACCAGAAGTTAAACTCATTAGTGTTACTCCTGATGCTGAAAAACACATGGCATATTGTGCTCGTGTCAGCAATCCAAGTAACCAAGAAAACGAGAAGTTTGCTGGTCTCTTAAAGTATTGTATTGCCCATCAGCATTGGAGCATCTTTGAGCAAGCTTCAATGACCGTTGAGATCAATACAACAAGAGGTATAGCGGCTCAAATTCTTCGACACCGCTCATTTACATATCAAGAATTTTCTCAACGATATGCTGATACAAACCTTCTAGGTGGAACGATTCCTCTTCCAGAACTTCGTAGGCAAGATGACAAGAATCGTCAAAACTCAATTGATGATATTCCTGACTATCTGAAACTAACTTTACTTGAAGACATTCGCATTCTCTTTGAGCACTCTCAGAGGGTCTACAACCGCCTTCTGGAAAAAGGAGTGGCAAAGGAATGTGCAAGGTTTGTATTGCCCTTAGCGACGCCCACAAGACTCTATATGACTGGCTCTGTAAGGTCATGGATACATTACATTGATTTGCGTTCTGCACACGGTACACAGAAGGAACATATGGAGATTGCAGAGTTAGTTCGCTGCATCTTTATTTGCCAGTTCCCTGCCGTATCTGAGGCACTTGGTTGGTCTCGTAATGAAAACTGCTCAGAATGTAACGATGCACCATCGATTACTATTGAATAAATATCAACATATAAAATGGAGGAGTAAACTTGGCAACTTATCCTGTTATTCATAAACAAACTGGTGAACAAAAAGAAGTTACCATGAGTATTCATGATTGGGACCAATGGAAAAGAGACAATCCCGAATGGGACAGAGATTGGTCAGATCCATCAACTTGCCCCGCTTCGGGAGAAATTGGTGAGGTCTATGACAAACTTAGAAAGTCTCATCCAGGATGGAATGATGTCCTTCGTAAGGCATCCAAAGCACCTGGGTCAAACGTAAAACCAGTCTAAATTTTTTATAAAACCATATGGCAAGAAGAAGAAAGGATGATCAACCGATTGGTGTCGGAATGACCGCAAAGCAAATGAAGCGTAAGAAGCCAATCAATCTTGATTTAATGAGAGAGATTGAACCTTTAACAGAAAATCAAAAACTTCTGTATGAAGCGTATGAAGCAAACAAAAACATTGTTGCATATGGATGTGCCGGAACTGGTAAAACTTTCATCACATTGTATAATGCCCTTCAAGACGTTTTAGACGATAGAGCACCTTACGAAAAAATTTACATCGTTAGATCTCTTGTTGCCACTCGTGAAATTGGATTTCTTCCTGGCGATCATGAAGATAAATCCTCACTTTATCAAATCCCATATAAGAACATGGTGAAATTCATGTTCCAAATGCCAGATGATGCATCGTTTGAGATGCTTTATGGCAATCTTAAAACGCAAGGAACGATCAGCTTCTGGTCTACTTCCTTTATTCGCGGAACGACTCTTGATAATTCTGTTATTATCGTTGATGAATTCCAAAACTTAAACTTCCACGAACTTGATAGTATCATTACTCGTGTAGGTGAAAACTCTAAGATTATGTTTTGTGGCGATGCCACTCAAAGTGACCTAATTAAATCGAATGAAAAGAATGGTATCGTTGATTTCATGAAAATCCTTCGTATCATGCCGTCTATCGATATCATTGAATTTGGTGTTGATGATATTGTTCGTTCAGGTTTAGTTAAAGAATATATTCTCGCAAAAATGGAAGTTGGTGCATGACATTTATTCATCATAATTACTTAGGTGAACTCGAACTAGAAAAGAAAGAAACAAATGGCATCCGTCTCTATAATCTCCCGAATGGAGACTGGGTGCCATCAATTACCTCTGTAACCTCTTTCTACAATCGACAGATCTTTACCGAATGGAGAAAGAGAGTTGGTCTTGAGAAAGCAAATGCAATTACAAGAAAAGCAACCGCAAGAGGAACTGACTTTCATCAAGTCTGCCAAGATTATTTGGAAAACAAAGAACTCAACTGGGATGATTATCAACCTCTGACAAAGTTTATGTTTTATCATGCAAAGCCTTATCTTGATAAGATAAATAATATTCATGCAATTGAAAGAACTCTTTATTCCGAATACTTAGGGCTTGCTGGAAGAGTTGATTGTATTGCAGAGTATGATGGCGAGCTCGCTGTCATTGACTTTAAGACATCAGAAAAAATAAAACCAGAAGAGTGGATCGAAAATTATTTCGTTCAAGAAACATTTTACGCAGCAGCGTATTATGAGTTGACAAAAATCCCTCCCGTCAAACTCATCACATTAATGGTTACTCCTGGTGGCGAAGTTAAAGTATTTGACAAAAGAAACAAAGGGGATTATATTAGACTATTAGTTCGCTATATCAAAGAATTTGTACGTCACAATACTAGGTCAGATGGAGAATGAGTTAGAAAAAGTATTAGAGAGTAAATTTTTCTGTCCCTCAAGATTTGCACAGGAGATTGAAAATCTTGTGCAAGTAAATACTGAGATGAATTATATTGATGCGATTGTTCATTTCTGCGAGCAGAACAACATTGACTTAGAATCAGTTCCTAAACTTATCTCAAAACCGTTAAAAGATAAAATTAAATACGAAGCGATGGAACTTAACTTTCTTAAAAAGAGTTCCAGAGCAAAATTGCCTTTATGATCCATTTTTGGGGGAAAAAATCCCGGCAAAAAAATCCCTATATTACTTTTTTGAATGATGCCATATGATGCCTATAAGTGTTATCTGTCTTTGAAAAATCACTTCACCAAGGACAGTTATGACTACCACAAATATTGTGGTAAAAGTCGTGCAACTCTACAATCATTCTATAAAAGAAAGGATAGAATGTGGTTTGAAAAAGTATCACGACAAAAAACAGACAAGGAAGTAGAAGAATTTTTCGTAGCAAATTTTGTCACATGTAATGATCCAGAAACTCTCTGGATCGGAGAAATGATCAAAGAAGGTGAAGATCGATACAAAAATTGGCAGAAAAAGGTTCAGTCCCTCTCCTATATCTTTAAAGAAGAAAGTCGATCTTTGTTTGAAGAAAATAAATTTGAAGATATTTTTAATTGTTCCAAAGGGCATCCCGTTCTTTTGAAAAAGTTCCTGAGCGGGAAAATTAGCCTAGAAACAATGGTCATATACGATAGAATATTCCTGTACGGGAAGAAGTTTGATAGCAAACTTAAAGACCCGGTGTGGGAAACCGTCAGTCGTCGGATTAAAAAATATAATCCGTTTCTAAATATTGATGTATTTTGTTTTCGTAAAATCTTGAAAGAAATTATTTTGGAGGATTCATGAGTTTCTTCAATTCGGAAGTTGTCCGATCAGAGATGACTGAAATTGCAGACCTTCAAGAAGAGATTTATTCAAATGTCTTCAAATTTCCTGCGATGTCAAAAGAAGAAAAACTTGAACATGTGGAACTTCTGGAAAGACTTTTGGATAAGCAAAAAGTTCTTTACACAAGAATGAGTTTATCTGATGATCCAGAAGCGAAAGAAATGAAAGATAAAATTATGAAGTCTGCTATCATGATGGGTATGCCACCTGGAACTGACATGAATATTATTCTTAACAACATGTCTCAGATGCTCGATGTGATGAAAGAGCAGATTGACAAAACAGGTTCAGACCTGTAAAATAACAAAGTACACAAAAGCCAAATCCATACAAATCCGAGGTAATCTGATGTCTTTTGCAGATCTTAAAAAGCAATCCAAACTTGGTTCTCTCACTTCTAAACTGGTGAAAGAAGTTGAGAAGATGAGTGCAACTTCCAGTGGCGCAGATGAGCGTCTTTGGAAACCAGAAATGGACAAAACTGGAAACGGTTTTGCAGTGATCCGTTTTCTTCCTGCACCCGAAGGGGAAGATGTTCCCTGGGCAAAAATGTATTCCCATGGTTTCCAAGGTCCTGGTGGTTGGTATATTGAGAACTCTCTGACCACTAGTGGACAAAAAGATCCTGTCTCTGAGTACAACCGTAAATTGTGGAACAGTGGTAGCGATAAAGATAAAGAAACTGTTCGTAAACAGAAGCGTAAACTATCTTACTATTCCAATATCTATGTTGTAAAGGATCCAACTAATCCTTCTAACGAAGGTAAAGTCTTCCTGTTCAAGTATGGCAAGAAGATCTTTGACAAGATCATGGAAGCAATGCAACCTGAGTTTGAAGATGAAACTCCCATCAATCCCTTTGATTTCTGGCAGGGTGCTAATTTCAAACTCAAAATCGTAAAGAAAGATGGGTATTGGAACTACGACAAATCTGAGTTTGGTTCAGTTGAACCACTACTTGATGATGACGATGCTCTGGAAGCTCTTTGGAAAAAAGAGTATTCTCTGGCAGCAGTCACCGCTCCCGACCAGTTCAAAACTTATGAAGAACTCGAAAATCGTTTGAATGCTGTTCTAGGTCTTCAAACAACTCCTTCACGTTCTCGTGAAGTCATGGAGCAAGAAGAAGATTATGATTCCTATCTTTCAAAACCAACCGGTGAGACCAAAGTAGTAGAAGAGTTGGAAGAGTCTTATGCTCGTTCCAAATCCCCTTCACTTCCCGCAATTAGTACTGCTGATGAAGATGAAGATGACGCTTTGAGTTATTTCCAGCGTCTTGCTGAGGAATGATCACTCAAAAAGTCTAATATTATCTGCTTTTTTAAGGGTGCTGTTCAGATATTGGGCAGCACCTATTTTATATGGCATAATACTATTGATATCATCGAGTACGATACGCAAATATGCTGATTTAAGAACGAATATATTTCTCTTTTCTGCTTCAATTTGAGACTCGTATTCATAGTTAGTCACAGGAGTTAATATACTTGATGCAGGAAGAGTCGTGTAATACCCAAATCCATCATCATAATATTCATAGTAATATGCGTTTCCTATGTTAATATCTCCATCAACAGTAAAAATAACTTCCTCTCTTCCAGATGTGCTCATAACGGGATTTGCTACTAAAGCAACTACTGGAAGTTCATAACTGAAAGAAATTACTATATTATCAATTGCTGCGTTGATAGATGTAACAGTAAATCTTCCATTAAATTCTGATTCTGATACATTATTGATATAAACTTGATCTCCAACTTTTAGATCAAGAATACCATTGTTCATCGTAACTGTAACTGTTCTTGATGGTTCACCGGCACTTCCAGCAAAAATTTGATTTATGCGAGTATTGATTACTTGTATAAAGTTTCCTTCGGTTCTCCATGTATTTGGAGATCTCAATCCAGCAGGCAGAACAACTGCTCCCGAAGAGTTTCTAATTTCTATTGTTTCATAATGGTGAATTCCAGAATATAGATTTTCATAGGATCCATACTTTTCCAACATAACCTTATCAAAAGTATTTTGTTGTAATGGCCATTCACTTTGAACACTTAGAATATTATTAGAAAGCAAGACAATCCAATCTAAGGTATCATCTTCATAAAATTTGTATGCAACATTGTCAGGTCTTTCGTCGCCAAGAATTGTATATTTTTCAAAGAATGATAAATTTCCAAAAATGTCTTCTCTCAGTTTTCCTCTCTTAAAGAAATTTTTTACACTA